CCAGACCCGTTGAAGTTCACCCACGCGCGGCAGGCGTAGATGGGCGCTGTGCCTGTGGCGTTAAGCCCCTCGCGCTGCTTTAGCGGCGTCATATATTTGGTGTCATCTGTACCCGCCACCGCCTGCGGCGCGGTTGCTTTGCTTGCCGTTGGCAAAGCATCGTCTGCCTTCACCCCCTGCGCCGCCGTGGCGTATGCTGTTGCCGCTGTGGTTGCCGCTGTACCAAGGCCAAGAGCCGTCCGCATCGCAGCAAAGTTTGCCGACGTGACCAGCGTTTTAGCGTCGGCAGACAATCCGAGGTTTGTCAGGGCTGTTGAAGCATTGGCAAGATCGTTGAGATTATTGGCGACCAGCAACACTCCCGCCGCCGAGACGTAAGCTGCCCCCCACGCAGCACCGAGCCAAACCTTCATCACGTTGTTCGTTGTGTCGTAGTAAAGATCGCCAACCTCTAGCGCCGAACCGTCATTATCCAGTGTCGGATCGGTTGGGTACGGTCCGAGGTACACGTCCTCGAAGTTCGCAAAGGCCAGCAACGCTGCGTCCTTGGCTGCAATCGTCGTGGCTTTGTCGGCGGCAACTGTCGAACGGTCGGCAGCAACTGCGGTGCGGTCAGCGTCAACAGCTGTCCGGTCGAGCCCTGTCTGAACTCTATCAGCCACCGTTTGTATGCGGTCAAGCCCGGTCTGCACACGGTCCGCAGCTGTCGATGTGGCGTCAACACCCGTGGCAAGGCGGTCAAGGCCAGTCTGCACACGGTCCGCTGCCGTGGCCGCAGCGTCAGCACCCGTGGCGATTGCATCATCCGCAGCCGCACCCGCGCTTGCCTGCGCCTCCTCCGCCCACGCCTTGCTGGACTTTGTGCCGGGCGTAGCGGGAGCTGTAGGGCTTTCGGCCCACGCTTTGGATAGGTCGGCAGCGGCATTTGCTTCTACTATGTAAGCCATAGCAGCCGCAAGTACATCAACAGGGACTGTCGGAATTACTCCGGCCACTAAAAGTGTTGTGAGTAAATGAGGCCCCCCGGAGGGCAAGACAAAAGAGGATAGTAAAAATTCTTTATCTTTTCCGGTAACTGCATCTCTATACAAAAGCAATACAGAGTAAGTTCCAGAGCCTAAGTAGTCGGAAGAAGCCTGTAGTTCCTGACTAAATGAACCATCAGCAGCAGCAATAACTTCGATATACTCAGGGACAAAAATTTCGCCGGAGGAAAGCCAGTCTGCTCGAGGCAGTTTGAACCAGAGCCTGCCCAGAAGCGGCGTAGTTCCGATAAGAGTTTCCAAATGGCCAGTGACTGTAACTAAACTTACCGCCATGCTATTCTCCAAACTGTCTAAGGTTATGTATGAGTCTTGTCATGCTTTGACTTTTGCCGCAGCGATAAACAGCGCATCCATTTGCTTATCGCTGTACTCCAGCAGGTAGCCAAAGAACGCGATATTCTCGCTGGTGCGAACCCAGTCAGAGGCATTGTCGATAATGACCTTTTCCCGCCAAGATGCAGTTTCCCGATACGCCAGCACCTTGCCCCACGCGGTTTCGCCAAGCGTCAAGATGCCCTGTAGCGGGCTGATTGGGGGCATAGAGGCGCGGGCTTGGGCCAGTGCGATTGCGGGGTCTAAAGGTGGCGGCGCAATATATGGCGCTGGACCCAAAGCAACCGCAGCCGCGTATATAGCCTTTCCGTATTCCTCTACATCGAGAGGGTCTGCAGTGAAAGGTATCCACCCGTAGTCGGGGTGGTTCACTTCGCAGTCTAGCGTTCCAACCGCGTTGTAGGCGATATCCCTGATCTCCATTTAACTAATCCTTATCCATAGCGTAGGGCAAAAATTCCAAAAGCCGTCTCCGTCTTGGAACTTCCCAAAGCAGGCAGTTCTGGCACGCCACGTTCCGGACAAAGGCTGTCCAGTAAATCCTGACGGAAGCGGAAAACCCGACGCCTGCCTAAGCGTGTCAAAAGGGCTAGTCAACTGCGTATTTACGCAGTAGTAAAGGTTGGACCCTGCTATTGTTTCGTTAATGGCAATGTCTGTAGCGCTACCATTCCACGCAATTATTTCTGTTCCCTTTACGGTAGCTAGGCTAAGAGCCGTTCGATCAAGAACCCAAGCACTTCCCCCAGCGGTGGCAGTCCCAGAAAGCGCTGCGTCCGCGACCCGTGGCGCGCCCGCATCCCCATTTGCAATCGCGATTGGGTTGTCGCGCAGCCTTAGCATAAGCAAATCCGTTATAGGACTTTCCGCATCCACCTCAGCGTTATTTATCGGAACATAAGTCATTGAGTTCTCCTAAAACAGAATATATGGAGTATCTTGGTTCGAGAATTCGAGTGTAGCGGCGCCTACAATATACGTTCCAGCTCGTTTTTGTGCGGCATTTGACCCTGCATAGTCTGGCCGCGAAGTCTCCGTAATGAGTCCATAGCGGCTGTTAAACGTATAAGTCTCGGCACGAAAAGAAAGTCTGTTGTCTTTTTCTTCAACGTAATTTACTTGTAGCTGCTCGGGTAGTGCCGAACCTGTAGCATCTTGCAGAAGATAAGTGGTAACATTTATCACGCCGCCTAGCTTAATCGCCTCCCGATCTTTAACATCAAGCACTCCTGATATAATCTTAGGTGTGTTAGTGTAGCGGTTAAGGAGGCGTTTTGCAATAGACCCCGCAGCTGCCTCATCTCCTACCTCACCAAACCATCGAGAGTATATGGTCTTGATCGCTTCTTGATTATACGGGTTTTCGTCCACCGTTGCAATGGCTAATTTCTTGTAATTTCGCGATTGCGTTCCTCCCTCGGTAGGGTCAATCACGCCATGCCAGAAATACAAAGCGGAAATGCGGAGTTCCTCGCCCATCGTTATGTCTGTTTTACCTGTAATAAGGTTTGCCGCATCAGTTACCTCAAACGGCACATCGTTAGGCTCAAGCGGGCGGTTTGCCCGAAACCGAAGCTGCTGCGCTAACTCATCCCACCAGATAAAAAACCCGTGTTGAGTTATCTCTCCGATAAGCTGAGAAACCCCATCAGGCTTAGTTATTGTGGCGGTGAGTTTTACTGACGAAAGCCAGCGATCATTTTCTGCTTGCCATGTAGGAAGGTCAATAAAAGCTGGATTTACGTTTGCGTACACAGTGAGTAGGTTATAAATAACATCGCAGGGCCTTTGTATTTCATAACGCAAACATTGCTGCACGGTGTCGTTGATACTGTGAGTAGAGGCCTCTGACCCATCTATGCCTCTTGCCGTTATTGTAAAAACATCACCAGAGCGGGTGTAGGCCATGACCTCCCGCTCGATATTTATGCGGCCAGCTGCATCGTATTCATCGCCAACTGTAGCAGGGCTTATTGTAAAGTTTAGCAGGCCAAGGCCGATTGCCGCCGTAAGTTTACCCCTACTCGCTTTCGGTGCGATTGCTTTTGTGTTGTCCGCAAGATCGAGGATATCTTTAGCCACAATGCTAACTTTGCCTTGCGCATCAGGGCCTGCCCATTCAGAAATAACATAAGAGGCGGTGCGCATTGTTGCAATATCATCGCCTACGTAGCCGTACTTGACGCGTAAGGGCAAACCTACATAATAAGGATTGCGCGCCACGAGTTTGCCAAAAAAAGTCCCTCTATCTTCCGGCAGGTATCCAAGACCACCAAACTGTCCCACGCCCGAAACCCGGTCAGCTCTGTAAGGGTCTGTAAGTGTATCATGGTAAGTGAAGTCAAGCAGCGAAATTGTTACTCGCGCACGTTTACCTAAAGCAGTCGTTCGGGGGTCAATGCCGGAAATATTAATTTCGGCTGGCCGAGTGGACACGCCAGTTAAAGCAGGGAATACAGTCAAGCCTTTTGGCAAGCCAGACTGGTTGTAGGCGAAACGCAAAGTCTGTGGGGTTTCAGATAAAGCCGCGCGCACCTGACAAGTTTTCTTGGTATTAAAGCATTTGTTGGGTGTAGTGAGGCCAAGGCTGGCCGTGCAGACACCTTCGCCGTAAGTGCGGATACACCGAGGATAATCTATTTCAACAATCGTAAGTGGCTCGCGTCCTAGATTACTCATCATAAACCCTCGCAGCAACGCCAAATGACATAAGGTCGCGCGGCCCGCTGTTAGTTGGCGTTATCACAGCACCGTCACGCCAGCAGTAATAAACGTCTTCCGGATACTTCAGCGGACGCCATGCCGTAAAGAACCCAGCCCCTCGGTTAAAGCTTTTCATAAAAGTCTTAAAAGCGGCTGATCGAATAAACACTGGCTCAACGTTTGCGAAGTCCATTGACAGGCGACTGCCTGAAGCGATAACACTAGACCCAAGTAGGTTCCCGCCGACAGATACGTTCGATTGCAGCTGGACTTCTGTGGGTACAACTACAGGTGAAAACCCTTGATAGAATCTTCGAGGAATAATGATTTCACGCCCCAGGTACAGAACTCCAATATACATTGAGGCGCCCGGCGGGTGTGAGTCCATGCCGAACAGCCAATAACGATAGGTTGCAGAAAACCGCAAAGCAACAACGTCAGAGGTAGCGGCGGTTGAAGCCACGAAAGTATATGTTACGTTATCATTTGACCCGAATAGATAAACACTAGCTCCCAGGTCTTTGATATTGTTAGCCGCAATTGCAAGAAAAGTAACAAGAGTTGGCGCGCCTAAGTCAAACGTCGCTGAGGGGAATGTAAGACTTGTGTCAGGTAGCCAATAATCATAGGTTGTGCCGGACAGCGCGTTTGTCACTGGACCATCTGAAAGTACAGCCGTGCTGGATATAGTTGCAGACTTTGCTAGGTTATCCGCAAGCACAAAGGGATTGTTGCTCTCGTCAGCGTTTACAAGCTGTATAGCCCGCGCGGTGGTGGTGAAAATACTCATACTGTCATAATCCTATATCCACGGTCGCCAGCTTCGGTGCTCAAGCGATCCAAAAGACTCCCAATCATAGCGCCGCTTATCATATCTTCAGGCCCAAAACCGGACAAGCGCACATCAAGAGGTGCTTGTGGCGCGCCTTGTGCAGCACCGGCCCCACCTGCACCACCACCAGCAGCAGCGGCGGATGCAGCCCCACCACCTCCACCCCCTGTACCGCCGCCAGCTGTGACTCCTTTGATTGCACTCACCATTCCGAGGCCCGCACCGAGCACGCCCAGAGCCACCGGGATTTTAGCATACCAAGGCAGCGAGCTGTCAGCAATAACATCTGTGTAGGCTTTGTAACTGTTAATCAAGCCCTGAGCGGCGGCAAAGACTTTGCCAATACGCAGCATTTTGTCATTACCAGTAGAAAGTGCGGATGCCATATCGCCTAGAAACTGTCCCGTTTTATCGAGAGTGGAGCCGTATTGATACACGGACAGTGCTGACATTTTATCCGAGTGCTGCTTTTGACTCGTTTCCATCAGCGCGCCGTACTCTTGCTGTGTGATTAGTTTTTGTTCGAGGGCGGATTTGAGGGTTTCCTGCTGTAGGTTATAGTGCTCGAGCTCTACTTCGAGTTCGGTAGAAAGGGCCTCGCGAAGTGTCTCGAGGTCAGTTGCAAATTTGTCTGCTTTCTGCCCACCCCCGCTTCCCCCTTTACTCCCGCCTTTATTAGGACTCATTTCAGCAATCAACGCATCAATGCCTGCAGAGCCCATTGTGTCCTTGCCGTCTGCAAACTTTCGCGGGTCGCCTCGCGCGCCTACCGCGCCGTATGTTCCCATAGCATCGCGCTGGTTTTGTAAGCTGATTGAGGCGTTGAGTGCGATCCCAAGGTTTGCGGCAAGAACAGATGCGGCCATAGCTGCACTGGAAATTGGACTAGTAATATCAACACCCGCGAGGGCTAAAGCGTTAGTTCTGGCGTGACCAATCTCGCCTGCAAGTTTATTCGCCTCAGTGCGGCTCTTGGCATACAAACCATAGGCGTCTGCCAACTTTGCGTTTTGTGCAAGCAGCTCGCCTTGAATACGAGAAGCGTAATATACTCGCAGCGCGCCAATGTTCTTTTCTTTGGTTGCCTCAAGGTCGAGGCCTTGCTGACGAAGGCTTGCGTAGGCTTTATATGCAGCGTTTCTCCGCCCCTCAAAAGCAACGAAAGCCGCAAGTTTATCTTGCTCCTCTTGCATAAGGGTAAGTTTTTTCTGGTACAAGACAAGCTCGTCCTGTGCGGCTTCGAGGCGCTTAGCTATTCCGATGGTATCACCACCGGCGTCTTGCACTTCTTGCAGTGTTTCCCACAAAGCGTCAACTGTTGCTGTGTACTCTACTAACTGTTTGTTTGCGTCAGCAGCAAGAAGCGTGTCAAAGCCGCCCTGCAGCCGGTATAATTCATCAGCAGCGGTCTTTGTTGCTTCAGTCATGTCCTTAAAAAGTTTGGTCAGTGCCGTCATGTCCTCCTTAGAAGACGCGGCAGAAAAACCCCACTGAATGAGAGCAGAACCTACTGCAATAATACCAATCGTCGCCAGCGATATTGGGTTAATCATGGAGCCAAAGGCAGCCGCGATTGCAGGCCCTGCTGTCTTTAGTGTAATGCCCGCAGACCCCCAGACTTGGCTGATCTGCGTACCCTGTTGAATGGCGGTCATGAGAGGGTTCTGGCCCGCTGCAATCATTACCGCGATATCGTTGAACTGCGCGCCGAGGTTGGCTGTGTGAAAACGACTTACCTTAGCCGCGTTGCCGTATTTTTCCGCTGCATTTGCCGCACCAAGATACATGCTAGCGGCGCCGAGACCTAGGCGCGATGCCTCCCCTTGCGACAGGTTGTTTAGTTTTACCTGCGCCGCAATCTCCGACAGCGCGGCATTGTATTTCTTCAGCCCTGCATAGCCCTGATCGTAAGACATGCGCAGGGACTCAGTGGCCTTGGCGTTTGCAATCGAGGTTTTTGCGAGTGCGGCTTGCTTAACCGCCGCCGAGCTCATAGTCTTGCCGTAATTCTCCGCACTTGTTGACGCGCGGAGAAATGCCAGTTGCGCGCTGGTTGAGTCGCCTGTTATATTAACGTGGGTCGTAGCTTTCTCAACCATCAGTTTTTTCCTTAAACCGTTTTCGGGCATCTTCCCAAGCAGCGTTGCTGAAACCAGACTTACCTGTCTGCATACTCTTGAACTTTTTCTGCGCCGCGATTTTGTTATCGTACTCCCACCAGAACTCAGTCAACGATAGCTGCCAAAACTCTGATGGTTGTATTCCCCAATCGCGGCACAGCTTGTACGCTGCTTTTACGAAAGAGGCCCAACCTACTCCCCCGTCGTTTTAGTTCCTTCAGTCGTAATGTCCTCAATCTTTTCCTCCGCCTTAGGGCCGATGATCAGGGTGAGGTAGTTAAGGGCGTGATCGCGCGAGGCGGCAAAACCTTCTTCAAAAACGAGCTCCTGAACCCGATCAATTTTCATCGAAGACTTTGCCGCGACGAGGCCAATATGCAGCAGGCGTGGAATGTTCTCTACGGTAAAAGACCACTTTGGCTCGTAAGCCATTCCACGCGCCAGCAGCATTTGCTCGACAAAAGCCTCCCGAGCGATTAACAGCGGATCGCCGATTTTGTTGGAAATTTCCAGCGATGCTTTGAAATCGGCAACGAGGAGTAGTTCTTCGCCGCCGAGATTGATTGTAAGTTCCCGCATTTTGTTCTCCGATTAAGCTGAGGCCGGTGTGAAGGTCACAACGCCTGTTGACATGAACGTGGCAGAAAACTCTACCGCCCCATCGTGCTCGCCGTTCTGCTCATACGACGAAATGAGAAAGGTTCCGGTGAGGGTCCCTTTCGTGGCCAGGGCCGATGGGAGTGTGATTTCCAGCGGCGCGGAGGCAATGTTTGCGGCCATGAGGTCCGCCAGCAGCACGTCATTTTTGGTAATGCCGCCGACCTGACTTTCAACTGAACGCACAGCCGGGTCGGACAAAAGCACGCGCCAGCCAGCGTCGTCGTCATTCGTCACATCAACGTAATCCGATGTTACAGTTAAACCTCGGGTTCGTACACCTGCAAGGGTGACGGAATCCCAGTCGATGGTCATAGCGCGACCGTTAAAACCTGACATAGCTTATTCCTTTTCCAGGGTTAGTTTATACCGACAAACACCATGTTTAGTCGCTCCATCTTTTTCCGAGAACACCTCAGAATAGTCGTAAAGGCAATCAACTGCTTTGTAGCCTGTGTAGGACAAAAAAAGCGCGCTGCGATTAAGCGCCTCGTCGATATCGCCCAGGATCTGCTTTACACTTTTATTTCCCGCCTCCTGAGTCCATACGTGGATAGTGCAGAAAACAGTCGAGCCTAAGGAGTCGTCAGTATCCCAAGGGCGACTGTTATCATCACCTATCACGATGTACGGCATGTCAGAAGAAGGCTTGCCTGAGGGCATAACAGGCATAAAGTCAAATACTTTTTGCGGCGCTAGCTCTACTGACAAGCGAAGGTATATCATAGTTTGAGCTACGGTGAGGAACTTACTCATTTTCGTGCCGCCTCAAACTCAGCGCGAAGCTTTTTTGATGCACGCGCAGTGGCCTCAAGCCAACTCGGTAGCAGCCATGGTCGAGGGGCAACGTAGTCACCGAACTCGGTTGTGAAGCCCCGTTCGAGCTCGCCACCGTAGGCAAGGTCAGTGCCAGCCCAGGCCGTTTCGTTGCTCCTGCTGACTTTGCGGAAAGTAATGCTGTTCGCGAGTCGCCCCGTGTCGTCCGCCGGAGACTGGCCGGGAGCTGAAGCCTGATGCCCACGAGTTGGGTTTTGTCTGATGTAGAATTTACCGGACTTAGCCCCCGAGCGGATTTTTATCTTGGCTCGTTGAGAGACTGACTGCGCTAGGAAATTTTGTGTACGGACAACTGCCTGCTCAGAGGCAACTACGCCCTGCATTAGGTCGCGCATGACGTCTTCGAGGCTAGCGTAGTTCATTTCAATTCTCACGACGCCCTCCCTTCAAGCATGTCAATCTGCAGCCACTTCTGATGGTTCTCTATATCCATGACAGTGAGTATACCATGCTCGCGATTTTGAAACATGATGCGATCGGCCTCGGTGTAGTAAGGGGCCTGATAATCATCACCCCTCCAGCGGATAATAACGCGCTTCAAGTTTCCAGGGTGTACGCGTTGCGCTTCCCAATGCTCAGTGCCTGTGAGTCCACGAACGCGGGCTTTTGGTGTGGCAATGGTTGTCCAGGTTTTCTCGAAACCGCCCATGTCGTCAGGAACCAGCGTCAAGCGCTGGATATAGATTTTGTTGCGCAAATCCCCGGCAGTTATGTCACAGCATTTCATATGGCTTTATCCATAATGGTTAGGACCATACCCACATCATACAGCACAGCGCTGTGAAGTCAAGAGGAAACTTTAGCCACATCACAGCCTCGTCACCCGATACTTACCAACAAAAGCTGCAGCGCCCGAGTTGGTAAACGCGCGAGTTGGATCGCAATCGTCGCCGCGATGAGAGTATAAATAAGCGGCCATGAGAAGCACGGCCTGTTTGAGGGTTTCAGGAACCGCAGTTGCGTCGAGGCCAAATCCTGCGGAGAAAGTGATTTGAATTGCATTGAGGCGGCGATCGGCGACAGGCCAAACCTGACCTCGGCGTAGGCGCATACGAGGGGGCAAAGATATTGTATCGAGGGTAAAAAGGGAGGTAGCATCCACCACAGCTTCTACGTCATTGTCGTCGAAGGTTTTGACCTGATCTACGGAAACAAGGGGATTTTTGCTGAACAGGATTACATCAGCTGCGGTGCTTTCCATAAGCATGTCAATAGAGCCTTCGCGTACTCCGTCCCACCAATCCCCTTTTAGGTTGGGCCAGGTGTCGAGAAACATGCTCCACGTCTGCGTGAAGAAAGCAACCCCTGTACGGTCCTCAACATCCTGCCGCGCGACAGAGATAAGCGAGGCCAGCAAGTCTTGATCCTCTGTAGGCTCGATGTTAAGATGGTTTTGCAACTGCAATACAGTTACAGGCTCCCCGACAGGCGCCGTATCAAGGCGAAGAGTGCGCTGTTGGGCTACGGGTGTTGTGAGTCGAAGAGCCATGTTGTTACGCTTTCTTTGCTGGGATGGATTTTGCAACAGGCGCAGGGGAATCATCCTCGTCGGACTCTTCAGCCGCGTTCTGCGCCAACGCCCATACGGCTACTTGCCCTTCTACTTCGGCGCCCAGAGCAAATTTCTGGACGTTGAAACCGTCAAGAGAACAGGTAAAGCCTGCGGGCTTAGTGATAATCGCTTTCATAGCAACTCCGGTTGTTGGGGCGTAGGGTTATTCCTACGCCCTCA